GCAAACATCCGTCATTGCGTCCCGTCCGGGACGCTCCAGCCCCTTCGGATTGCGCGTCAGCGCAATGCCCCGGTCGCGCGGCCGCAGATAGCGGCTCGCCCAGATCGCCTCCGGCGCGACCCGCAAGGCACGGGCCACGATGCGCTCTGCCGCAACCCATGGGCGGTTCAGAACCTCGTTGATATGCGCGTATCCGTGTTGTTTTGCCAACTTGGATAGGTTGGTTCCGCTCATTTCAAGTGCTGCTTTAACCTGAGCAGGGTGCCAATCCATCAAAATGTGTTGTTTCGTGTCGATGGACCTGATTATGCACACAAATCAGGTTTTCACAATCAAGAGAAACATGAAAACGAACATTTACACGATTTCAGACATCGTGCAGGTTGAAAAAATACCTGCACGTGTCTAGGATGTGCGCGTTCGCACAAATCAAAGTTATCGTGAAGCCGCAAATCAACACTCCACCCGACGACGACCAGGTGAAGGCTCGCGTCGGCGAGCTGGCTCTCGCGCAAGGCGCGCGGGTTCGCGATCTGCGCAAGCAGAAGGGCCTCACCATCGACGACCTCGCCCAGCGCAGCGGCCTGCACTTCAATACGGTGGGCCGCATCGAGCGGGGCGTGAGCGACGCCAGCCTCGAGCAGCTCTACGTGATGGCGCTGGCGCTCGGGGTCGATCCGTCCGAGCTCAACCCCTTCCAGCCCGCCAACCCGCCCAACCAGTTGTCGAGCGGGCTGGACGACGAGGTCTTCGTGCTGGTCGAGTTGCTCGACGTGCGCGTGAGCGCCGGCAGCGGCGCCATCAATGGTTCGCAGGAGCACATGGGCCGCTTCGCGTTCAGCCGCTCGTGGATGGCGCGCAAGGGCGTGAAGCCGGTGCATGCGCGCATCGTCCATGCGCGCGGCGATTCGATGGCCGACAAGATCAACAACGGCGACATCCTGCTGGTCGACACCGCCACCAAGTCGCTCGACCAAGACGGCGTGTACGTCATCCAGCTCGACGGCCACGACTACGTGAAAGTGCTGCAGCGCGACTTCTCTACCGGCGGGCTGCAGATCATCAGCTACAACCCCGCGTACAAGCCGCAGGTGCTGAGCGCCGAGCAGGCCGCGGAACTGCACATCAGCGGCCGCGTCGTCTGGCACGGCGGCGAAATCTGACGCGCCGCCACAGGCGCCACGGCGCGGCGCGCAAGGCGCACTGAAACAGAAATGAAGAAAGGGGCCGGCTCATGTCGGCCTCAGTCGTTTGACCCCTTCGCCCGACCATTCGGGTCATGGGCAACGACATCACTCGAACACTCTTCAAGCAGCAGCAAACACACCAGCGCGGCCAGGCGCCGCGCCAGTTGCTGGCCGCGCTCGCGCTGAGCGCGGCGGGGCTGATCGGCATCGTCGCGCGCGAGGGCTACAGCGACAAGGCCTACCCCGATCCGGTGCACGGCACGGCCGTGCCCACCATCGGCTTCGGCACCACGGCCGGCGTGCGCTTGGGCGACACCATCACGCCCGTGCCCGCGCTGCAGCGCGCGTTGCGCGACGTGCAGGCTTACGAAGGCGAACTCAAGCAATGCGTGAAGGTGCCGCTGCACCAGCGCGAGTACGACGCGTACGTGAGCCTTGCCTACAACATCGGCGCCTTCAACTTCTGCACCGGCGGCCAGAAGGGCCGCACCTCGGTGCTCGTGCAGCGCCTGAACGCGGGTGACTACGCGGGCGCGTGCAACGCCATCCTCGGCTGGAAGTACGTCGGCAAGACCGACTGCTCGGCGCCCGGCAACAAGACCTGCGCGGGCATCTGGAAAGACCGCCTCAGGCTGCATGCGCAGTGCATGGGGAGCGATGCGCCATGAACCTCACCGCCAGGGCCTGGGCCGGCCTCGTTGCCGGCGCCGTCGCGGCGTTGCTGCTCGCGGCCTGCGCGTTCGCGATCCATGGTGCCGGCCGCATGCAGGAGCGCGCCGCCTGGCAACAGAAGGAAGCGCAGCGTGCCACGCAGCTCGCGCAAGACCTGCAGGCCGAGTACGAGCGCGGACGCGCCGCCTCGGCGAAGTACCAGCTCGGCGCGAGCGCCCTGCAGTCCAGCTATCTCTCTCTCGAAGGCCCGACCCATGATTTGCGCCAGCGCGTTTCTCTCGTGCTCCCTCCCGCCGTTCCCGAGCGCCGCGCGCGGCAGACCGCCTGCACCGCGCCGGCCGCTGCGCCCGAACCGCATGCCGATGGCCCTCATCGCCTCAGCCTTGCTGCTGTCTGGATGTGGAACAGCGCCCTCGCGGGCACCGACGTACCCGCGGGTGCCTGCGGACTTGCTGACACCTCCGTCGAAGCCTGTGCTGCTGATTCCGGCCTCACCGTCGACGACGCCTGGACCAACCACGACATCAACGCCCGCTCATGCGCCGCGGACCGGCTCCGGTACCGCGCGCTGATCGAGTTCCTTACAGAAAGACCCGCCCCATGAGCGAACCCCACGCACGCACGCAGGAGCTGTTGCTGCTCGGCCAGATCCACGGCCTGGTGCAGGCCTTGAAGGACGGACAGGACCGGCAGAACCGCCGCATGGATGGCTTCGACACGCGCTTCGACGCGCTCGACGGCCGGCTGCGCACGGTCGAGCAGCGCGCAGCCGTGTTCGGCGCCGCCTCGGGCGGCGCGATGGCCATCGGCACCGCGCTGCTCGCGGAGGCCGTCAAGCAGTGGTTCCGCAACGGACCCGGCGGCAACTGATGCACGGATGCAAGGGGGCGGCGGATGTCGGCCTCAGCCATTCGGGCCTTCGCCGCGACAGTTCATACACCAACCCATCAACACCCAACGGAGCCCAGGCATGAGCCGTCTCGACACTCTTCGCAGCGCCATCGTGCAGACGCTGAACACCGTGCCTCAGGTCGGTCGCGTGCACGACCGAGAGCGCTCCCTGGCCGACGAAGCCGCGCTACGCGCGCTCTTCATGTACGACCTGCCGGGCGGCGGCCAGCAACTGCGCGGCTGGTGGCTGCGCCGCACCGCCACCGAGGAGCGCAGCGTCAACAGCGGCCGCACGATGAGCGTCGACACCTGGACCGTGCAGGGGCTGCTCGCATTCGACGACGCCGCTGCCTCGGAGCTGGTGTTCGACGCCCTCGTCGAAGACATCCGCGACGCCGTGCGCGCCGACCCCACTTTCGGCGGCGCATGCGCTTCCGGACCGCTCACCGACGACAAGCGCACCGATGGCGTGCAGGTCGACGGCACCGGCCTCGTCAACTTCTGCGGCGTGCGTTGCCACGGCATCGCGCTGCAGCTGCGGACCTGGCACTACCTCTGACTGCACGCAGGCAGATCTTTCCTTTCGACAACCCAAACCAACCAACCAACGGAGAACGCCGACATGGCAAAACTCATGCGCAAGATGGCCATCCTGGCCAAGGCTGAAACGGTACGCGGCACCGACGCGGTGCCCACGGGCGCGGCCAACGCGATCCTGGTGAGCGAAGTCACGCTGACCCCCATCGAAGGCGACGTGGTCCAGCGCGACAACGTGCGCCCGTACTTCGGCTCGCGCGGCTCCGTGCTGGTCACGCAGTACAGCAAGATCGCCTTCTCGGTCGAGATCGCGGGCGTGGCCGCCGCCGGCGACGTGCCCGGCTATGCCGCGCTGATGCGCGGCTGCGCCATCGCCGTCACCACGGCCGCGGGCGTCAGCACCACCTTCGCGCCGGCCACCGACGCGCTGGAGTCGCTCACCATCTACGGCAACGTCGACGGCACCGTCTACAAGATGACCGACGCGCACGGCAACGTGAAGGCCACCATCAATGCCAAGGGCATCCCGAAGTGGCAGTTCGAATTCACCGGCCTGTTCGTGCCCGCCGAAGACGCGCCGCTGCCCGTGGCCGACTACACGAAGTTCATGGACCCGCTGGGCGTGAACAAGGCCAACACCACCCTCACGCTCGACGGCCTGGGCGTGGCCGCGAACGCCTTCGCCTTCGACGCCGGCAACACTGTCGTCAAGCGCGACCTGATGACCGTCGACGCCGTGGACATCACCGCGCGCGTATCGAGCGCGTATCGACCGGTTC